AAAACTATTGATAATAACTTTAATAGGTTTACGCTCATAATCTTTAATTTGATTTTCAAAATCTTCATCATATGCGTTTACATCTATGATAAACTGCATTACTTCTTCTACAGTTTCATTATCAATATCATTACTTAGGATAATACTCCTAAATTGATCTTCCTTATCAAAATATCTATTTCTTCTATTTGTCATATGATAACTTTTACTATTGTTTTTCTAGGTACACCTGGGTAGTAAGCATCTATCATATTATGATAATGGTCTATAGGCATAATAGACTCAACCCCCACACCAAAGTCTAATATATCAAACATAGAATATGACTTTTCAGCCAGCTCTAATCGTTGTTCTAATGTTAAATCTATTTCTACACTATAACTTGATATTAGTTCCATTACCTATGTTTTTTAGGTGAGCATTGGTGTTGAAGTTGATTTTTTCCTTTATTAACTCTCTTAGTTTGTTTATACATTTTCTGCTGCCTACCGTTATGATGTTTATAGTTATATCCTTTTTGAGGAGCAGAACATGAAGCCAATACGGCTATGATTAAAAATAAAATTAACTTTTTCATACTATTTCTACCCATTCGGGTTCTTTAATTGTTTCACAAAATAAAAAATGAGAATCTGTTTTTAATACATGATCCGCGTCTAAATATTCTTTCCATCCGTGAAGTAATTCTCTAATAAGTTGTCCTTCTTTATTAAAAAAATAATTCACTGGGATATTTCTTAATATTTTATAGACTTCTCCGTTATAAAAATAAAGTGGTTTCATATTATATACCCCGGTTACATTCTTACATTTCTATCTATCACTCTTTCTTCCCGTATTCCCAATATACATAGTGAGAATTTTATTTCCAAGTTTATTTAATAAAAATTTGTACTAAAAGTATCATTAAACTTAATCCTAAACATATTCCTGTCTTTAAATTAATGTTTTCATCAAATATAAAATTAGACATAAGTGTAAATACTATAGTTCCAATTGAAAATCCTATCAACCTCCCGGGCCATAATTCTCCATTAAAGGCATGCTGAAAACTTCTTACTGAGGTAGTAAATAAATATGATATAGGAATCCCCCAAAGTAACACAAACCAAAAATTTTGTTTAAGAAAATTATACTTCAGTGGACCCTGGAGTTGGTAGAATGTAACTACTTGGGCTATTATTCCACTCAAAACCCCTAGTATTAAATTATAATTCATATAAAAATAAAATATAATGTAAAATATACTAAAGAGTATATAACAGCAATTATTAATATATGAAGAATAAACTCAATAGGCTCATATTTAAGATTAAGAGTTTTATTTGTAGTTCCTTCAGACTTATGGTAAATCATTCTTGAAATACAAGTAATAATACCTATTAGATAAATAGAATTAATAAATCCTAAAAATCCTAATGTTCCTTGGATGAATTCAATTGTTGTCATAACCTTTATTTTTTTATTATATTATAAAGATAATACCTCTAATTAAAGATTCCAAATTTTTTAGTGGAGATTTTTAAAGTTTTTATATATTAGTATATTTATAATAATGAATCTAGAAGAAATTTTTTCCCTATTCGATAACTCAGATGGTAATGGGAAATATACTGTCTCTGATGAGGATTTATTTTTCTACATTAAGATGTTTAAAGGTTATATTTTAAGATTTGATGAACTCAAAAAAGGATTTCTTCCATTTATGCATTCGTTTAATCCCGAAGTAGCTGAAAAACTTTCTACTGCTACTATTAATCCGCTTTGTTATTATAAAGCTTACTCTTTTTTAAATAAAATAGATTTAAATGATAAAGACCATTATGAATCTTTTTCTAAAAACATAGACTTAGATTTTATAAAAGCATGTAATAAATCTATAGAATATTTCATCAGTACAGAAGAATATGAAAAATGTAACATGCTGAACATATTTCTACAAGAAGGAATGAAAATTCTTAAAGTAAGCTTGTTAGATACAAATTATTAATTACATTATCATATTATTTACTTAAAAAACAACAATTATGAGAAATCGCGACCTAATCTTTAGTAAGATTGAACGCGTTGAAGGTGCTTTAAAATCATTAAAAGTATTCTCAACACGCCCTGGAATTACAGTAGAAGACATTCATGCTATCATTAACGATGCTGAAAATATCCTCTCAGACTTAAAATCTATGATTGAAAGAGAGCCAATGGGGCCTAATGAAATTAACAGAGTTTAATTATTAAAAAATAAAAGTTATGAAATTAACAGCAGAAGAAATTCAAAACAATTGGATTGATTTAGAAGAGACTATTAAATCATATATTAGTGAACCACGCCGTTCACAATTACTTGATTTTTATTCCCAATATGCAGAACGCATTATGATGATGCCTGCTTCATATAAAAAAGAGTATCATAATGCCTTTCCTGGAGGGTATGTTGATCATATTTTACGAGTAGTAGATTGTGCTCTCAAATTAAATGATGTATGGATTGAAATGGGAGTAGATAATTCTACCTATACTAAAGAAGAATTAGTATTTGCTGCTTTAAATCATGATTTAGGTAAAATGGGTGATGAAGAGCATGAATCGTATGTTCCCCAAACTGACCAATGGCGTAAAGATAAATTAGGTGAAGATTATACCTTCAATACTAAATTGGCATTTGCATCTGTACCTGATAGAGGTTTATACCTACTCCAACAACATGGGATTAAATATTCATTCAATGAAATGATTACTATCCAAACCCATGATGGGTTATATGATGAAGGTAATAAAAAATATCTAATGGCTTGGACACCAGAACAACGTCCTCGCACATCATTACCATTTATTATACATCAAGCCGATTTAATGGCGTCTCGTATTGAATTTGAACGCGAGTGGTTACCTAAATTTAAAACTAATACTCCTAAAAACTTTAAATTAGACACCCCCTCTACAACCCATGCAGAGAAAAAAATACCTATTAAAACTAAAGCTTTAGGGAATATTCAAAGTGAAAATTTAAAAAATATGCTTAATAATTTATGATTTTAAATATTATTATATCAATTTTAAGTTGTTTAGTTATTATCTTAGGATATACAACTTATAACCTTTTATTAAAGAATGAGAAAGCAGAAGATATTTTGATTTCTTATAAAACATATATTGATCAATTTAGATCTCAATTAAAAGAATCTAGTCAAAAAATTAAAGAAATTGATGAAAAAGGGGTTTTTGATAGCGATGATGAAATAGGTTGGTTTTTTAAAGAAATTCAAAAAATCCAAAATTCTTTGGATAAATTTAAACTAGATTAACCTATTATGGTCCCTGTAAAAAAAGGAAAAAATTACTTTACCCAAGATACTGAATTAGCAATATTAGAATATAACAATTGTGAGGATTTCTCACAACGAAGTAGAATCTATGATAAGAAAATTCATTATGCGTTTTTTAAACTAACAGAAAACATTATTCATACCTTTAAGTTTTATTATACTGAGGTAAATAATCTTGAAGATTTACAACATGAAGTAATTACTTTCCTACTCTCTAAAATCCACTTATATAACCAGGAGAAAGGTAAAGCTTATTCTTATTTTGGTACTATTGCTAAAAGATATCTTATTATATCTAATACCAAAAATTATAAAAGAAAAATAGATACTATATCATTGACAGATATTAGTAATTCATCTAATGAAGGAGATGATTATACTGACTACAGTAAAAAATCTACCCATGATGAACCTCAAGGGGAAATTACTATATTTGATGAAGAAAAAAACATTCTTCCTGAAAAAGATGTGTTAGCTAAATTTATGGATTTATATGTAGATTATTGTTCTAAAAACATATATAAATTCTTCCCTAAAGAAACAGACGCTCAAATTGCTGATGCTATACTAGAATTATTTAGAAAAAGAGATCATTTAACTATTTTTAATAAAAAAGCTCTTTACATTTATATTAGAGAAATCATAGATGCTAAAACTCCTAAAATTACCAAGATTGCTTTCCAATTATATGGTTTATTTAAAACTAAGTATGCTTTTTATTTAGAAAATGGGTATTTTGAATCTTAGTTTTTCCTATATTTATAAGAAAAAATATGGCTTCTTTAGATGAAATAATATTCGGTAAAAAAAGTTTCTCTAATCTTTTAGAAGAAATATACGATAACCAAAAGAAAAAGGAAAGACAAATTTCTGCTTTAATTAGTGAACTTAAACCTCTTGTAAGAGAAATAGGTGATGCTACTTTAATTGTTCCTTTAATTAAAGAATATTT